CCTTGCTGTACACGTGAGGTGTACGCTCGGCGATGTCTGCTAAGCGGTTTGCTTCTTTTTGCTCAGGTGTAAGTGTAGATTCAAACGCATAGTAGATGCTTTAACTAAACATGGAAAGGCACAAGAGAAATGAACAATGAACCAGTAGCGTGGCAACACAAAGTTGCTGAAAGTTGGGTTACTACTACAAAAGATGGTGATGACGATGAGTGGATTCCGCTTTACACACATCCCAGCAAAGACATAACAGATGAGGAAATATGGAAGTTATGGCAAAAGCATTTAAGTGATGACATCCCTGTATTTGCTAGAGCAATACTAAGAAAGGCACAAGAAAAATGAGTACACAAATCATTAACCAACTAGGGTCTGATGTAAGACGCCTACACAATGAAGTAATAGAGTTAACTGCCTGTAACATGGCAACCAATGAAGTACAAACCGAGTTCATGTCGCAACTGCTATCCCTTATCAACAGAGCATTAGACGCTGAAGAGATGGTGGAAAAGTTATTCAAGTTACTTGAGAAAAAGTAGTTAAAAAACAACAGTTAAAATTTGTAGTAAAATTACAGAAGTATCACAAACAAAGGAAAAGTTATGCCAGATATTCAAACTGAAGTACAAAAAATCATCAACAGTTGGAACCTACCAGTAGAAGAAGTTACATCTACGCCAGTAACAGAGAAAAAATCTTTCTGTGAATCTGTATACGACCATATCAGAGCTAACCCTCAGTGCAGTTTAGAGGCTTTGCGCACCGCGTTTAATATCGATAAAGACGACGTTGCAGGGTTAGCCTCATCACTTAAAACCCTATACGACCGCCAGCTAATTGGTCGTGCCCCGATTCTAAATAAGAACTACAAAGGGTTTGGTAGACGCATGGTATTCGTATACTGGGCGGTAGCTAATACATACGCAATGCAGGTCAAGGGTCTTTACAGTAAGAAGAAAAAGGAAGTTAAGAAAGTTAAGGAAGCTAAGGTAATCAAGGTAGTAAATAAGAAGTATGTTAGCGTAGGAGAAGCGACCAAGCGTATGAAGCAAGCAACAATAGACGCTGAGAATGTCGAGAAGTTCACCAAGCCCGCGGTTTTGCCTGTTCATACTAGTATGAAGGACTTAGTAAATAGCCTTAACATCTACCAAGCACGCGAGCTATGGACTGAGCTTAACCAAGTGTTCGGAAAGCAGATTAAGTAATGACTATATTTGCCACCCAGCACATTAGAGATGAGGTTGGCGTGTCTTGGGGCGAGGAGTATGTTATTGGTTTGGTTGAAAAGACTGAGCCTATAACAACTACTCGACTTCTAGCTCTAGTTAATAAGCAAGGAGCGATGGTGGCTACCACTGCCCAATACCACGTCAATTCCGCCATAGCTAAAAAGCTTATGCACAAGTACAACGAATCTGACGACAAAAGAAGCGTGTATCATGCGCTTACTGATAAAGGAAAGGAATTTATGGAGGAGCTACGCAATGCAGTTAAGTGAGTTGGAAATACTAAAGATAGTCAGGGAAAATGCGGCGCTCTGTAATTTAGAGGCTGAAGTTATTCTTGCACTTAAGGCGGAAGCTGTCGGCGATTTTCAGATGCTAGATAAACAACGCTTTCAGATAGTAACTTGTTTACAACGGATCGATGAAGTTAGGAGACGCAATGCGGAACTACAATGACACCCGAAGCCAAGGTAAAGAAGAAGGTAGTCAATGTACTTAACTCTTATGGGGCGTATTATTTCTACCCTGTTACTGGAGGTTTTGGGCGTAGTGGTGTACCTGATATTGTGGCTTGTTACCTTGGTTTGTTTATTGGCATCGAGTGTAAGGCGGGCAATAACAAACCTACTCCGCTTCAAGAAGCGCAAATGGCGCTAATACGAAAAGCCGGTGGAGTAACAATGGTTGTAAATGAAGATAACATTTATGATGTTACTGACACTTTGCAAGAACTAAAGGATCTACATGACTCCAAATGAAACGTACCAAGCGGTACAAGATATACTGAACGACTGCGTGGACGAGGAGAAGAATTCCTGCGCCATTGTTGTAGGCTACGACTACGAGTCTCAGGTAGTTAAGATTTATGGAATTAACATCGAAGAATGGGAAGTTCCTGAGCTACTGCACGATGCGGCTGAAACAACTGGGTTCTATGTAAAGCAACACATGGATAACCGAACATTAAACTAAGGAAAACAAATGAGCAATAAACCAAAAAAAGTATTTGAAGAAGATAAATCCGACCCAATCAAATGGGCACAACCAAGAACTGTAAATACTACGGTCATCTACAAACCAACAATCCACCCACGTGAACGTGACCTAAAAACATTTAGAAACGCACCGAGCTTAGTAACTGGAGGGCGTGTATGAATATTCCATATGACAACGGCAAAATAAAGATAGGTATTAACTACCGCCCTGATAATCGACCATCGATAGATGGGGATATGGAAATTATACAAACAGCCTTTATAGGGAACGCTAAAGAAATTAGAAGGCGCAAGATGGCTTCAGTAGTATATGTGGGGGCGCTACTAGTCACCGTTTTTAGTGTATTTCTGTTTAACTAAGGAACCCAATGGCAAACAAACCATTTGACCGCATACTGGTCGTGGATTTTGAAACAAGGTGGGATAGGTCAAACTACACCCTATCTAAGATGACAACGGAGGAGTACATTCGTGACGATAGATTTAAAGCGTTTGGTATTGGATGGAAAGAGTATGGGGTGGATGGAATACATTGGGTTACTCACGATAATCTTCCGCAGTGGGTCGAGTCAGTTGATTGGAGTCGGACGGCGGTACTTGCGCATAATGCCCAGTTTGATGTGGCGATTTTGTCATGGGTTTACGGCGCTAGTCCTGCTTTTATTCTTGACTCTCTATCTATGGCTCGTGCTCTTAGGGGCGTTGAAGTCGGAAATAGCCTTGCCAAACTCGCAGAATACTACGAGCTCCCACCAAAAGGACAAGCAGTCTACTCTACCGACGGTTTGGAAGAACTACCACTAAACATAGAGGAAGAGTTAGCGACTTATTGTCTTCATGATGTGTTCTTGTGCGAAGCAATATTTAATAACTTAAACGAGGAAATAACGGGCGGCTATCCAAAAGGTGAGCTAAAGCTTATCGACCTCACACTAAAAATGTTTATTGACCCCGTCCTTGAACTTGATAAGGAGATGTTGAATGAAGCCATTATTGATGAGCGTACCAAGCGCGAAGCAATCCTTGCAAAAGTTAACGTTGATGAAACGGCGCTGGCTAGTAACGATCAGTTTGCTCAAGTCCTTACATCACTTGGGGTATCCCCCCCAACAAAAATTAGCAAGACGACTGGTAAAGAAGCTTTCGCGTTCGCTAAAACGGATGCCCTCTTCCAAGCACTGCTTAATTCAAACAACGAAGACGTATCGCTTATTTGTGAAGCGAGGCTTAAAGTTAAGTCGACACTTGAAAGAACGCGAGCGCAAAGGTTCGTGGATATATCAGAACGAGGTACGCTACCTGTCCCGCTCAATTATTACGGCGCCCACACCGGTCGTTGGTCAGCGTCCAAGGGTTCGGGGCTTAATCTACAAAACCTCAAGCGGGGCTCTTTCCTACGCAAAGCTATCAAAGCACCGGAAGGTTATACCCTTGTGGTCTGTGACCTCTCCCAAATTGAGCCTAGGGTCTTGGCTTATCTCACCGACTATGAAACGCTCCTTGAAATCTTTGCGTCAGGACAAGATGCGTATGCGGCGTTCGGAGCGCAAATGTTTGGGATACCTAACCTCAATAAGAAAGACCATGCGGACTTAAGGCAAAGCGCTAAGAGTGCGTTGCTAGGATGCGGCTATGGTATGGGTTGGGCTAGCTTTGCAGCTCAATTATTGACAGGTTTTCTAGGCGCGCCACCTACAATGTATGACAGGGTGTTTGCTAAACAGCTTGGGGTAACCAGCCAGGATGTTCAGGACTTTATAGGTTGGGATACAAACCTTAAGAAGATGGCTGACATACCGCACACTTGCTCTGAAGACGAGTTACTCATTCACTGTGTTGCGGCAAAGAAAATAATTGATATCTATAGAAGTAAAGCCCAACCAGTTGTTGCTTTTTGGCAACTATGTAGCGACGCTATTTTGACTTGCTTATCTAGGGGTAAAGACCATCCGTACAAGTGCATTAAGTTTACCAAGGAGAGCATTGAGTTACCTAGTGGGCTATCTTTAAGATACCCAAACCTTGAAGGGGTAGCCGACAACAAGGGTAGAATCCAATGGCAGTATGGCGGGGACGATAAGAACAAGCCTAAGAAGTTGTATGGTGGTAAAATAGTAGAAAATATTGTGCAAGCAGTAGCACGATGTGTCATGACGGATGGAATGCTACGGATACAAAAGAGGTATCCGTGTGTACTAACTGTGCATGATGAAGTTGTAGTCCTAGTTCCCGAGACAGAAGCCGTAGAAGCTGAAACTTGGGTACACGCGCAGATGGTAGCAGATCCTAAATACATGTCAGGAATCCCTCTTGACGCTGAGACCGGCTGTGCCAAACGATATGGAGAAGCGAAGTGACAAAGACAGAACTAGCTAATATACAAAGGCAAAAAGATGACGGCTGGTGGGATAAAAGGTATGTGTTAATGCGCCAAATGGGAATGAATCATGCGCAAGTTGCCGATTATATGACAGCACATAACCCCAAGCACTGGTCGGATAAATACAAAGTACTACTACCACATATCAATCAAATAAAGGAGCTAACGAAGTGACCAAACGATTTGCAGTACCAAAGGTAATAACAATAGGCAAAACCAAAATCAAAGTAGAGCTATACGATAGTGTGTTTGTCGGTAGGGATGAGTGCCGAGGCGCATATAACTACAGTAACCATACTATATCCATTGCTAAGCAAGCGGCATCGCGGCAACATAATACTTTGTGGCATGAGATTGTTCATGCTATTTTGTACGATATGGGTGAGTCCAAACTGAACAACAAAGAAACATTTGTTAGTGGGTTTGCCGACCGCCTTGAACAAGCTATACGAACAGCGAAATTCTAATGACTACAATTAAGTGGAGCCATTCAGGGCTTAAAGATTACGAAGGTTGTGCTAGGCGGTTTCATGAAGTCAAGGTACTTAAAAACTACCCCTTCACGGATACTGTTCACACTATCTACGGTAAACAAGTGCATGAAGCGGCAGAAGTTTACGTTAAGGATGGCACACCCCTGCCCCCCGAGTATGACTACATGAAGCCAGTACTGGATAGCCTACTTAAAAAAGAAGGACGCAAGTTAGCTGAGTATGAAATGGGGTTGAGGGTTGACCTTTCCCCATGCGGTTTTAAAGATGACGACGTCTGGGTACGTGGTATTGCCGATTTACTTATTATTGATGACGATGGGCTAAAGGCTTGGGTCATTGACTATAAGACAGGCAACGACAAGTACCCTGATCGAGATCAGCTAATCTTAATGTCTTTGATGGTGTTTGCTCACTTTCCCCACATACGGCAAGTTAACTCAGCCCTGCTATTTGTAGTTAAAGGTAGCGCGGTTAAGCATAAAATGCTGTTAGAAGATGCCCCTTACCATTGGAATAAGTATAGGGAACGGGTTGCCAAGCTCGCCTCTAGCCACGACAATGACATATGGAATCCAAATAGCACCCCACTGTGTGGGTGGTGTCCTGTAAAAAGCTGTGAGTTTCACCGCAAACGTTATTAAGAAAGAACAAAATGGTTTATAAAAGAGATTACAAAGCCGAGTATGCAAACTACGACGGCACAGAAGTTGTAAAAAAGAAACGCGCCCAACGCAATAAAGCTAGACGTATGCTTGAGCGTGAAGGTGTAGTAAGTAAAGGCGACGGTAAAGACGTAGACCACACCAAGCCATTAAGTAAAGGCGGTAAGACGGTACGAAGCAATCTTAAAGCTAAGAGCGCGAGCGCCAATAGAAGTTTCCCAAGAAAGTCAGACGGCTCAATCAAATAGGAGGAATGATGCCAAACGAAGTTTATTGGAGTGACGATACAGTCACTCAAGCAGTACCACAAGGTATAGGAGATGTGAACAGTAACGAGAAAGGGTCTGGTGCTAGGTACAACGGCAACAAACCTGATATGAGTTTAATACCTCTGTGGACTTTAGAGGAAGAAGCAAAGGTATGGGACTACGGAACTAAGAAGTACAACGCATGGAACTGGGCTAAAGGAATGCCTTGGTCTGTACCTTATGCTTGCGCAATGCGTCATTTGTCTGCATGGCAACGTGGCGAAGAAATAGATCCTGAATCGGGCCAGCCACACTTAGCCCATGTAATGTGTAATATTCGCATGTTAACTTTATACGCAACAACATACCCCGAAGGCGATGATCGCCCACCAAAGGAGCTAATGAAATGAGAGATGGCGGCAAAGGCGATTCACCTCGCCCATTAGGTGTAGAACTAGACCAGTTTGATAAAAACTTTGAAGCAATCTTTGGAAAAAAGCAACCAAAGACTTTAAACGATTACATAAAACAAAAAGAAGAGAGAAACGAAGATGCAAATAATAGAGAACAAAGCTCTAGTATTTAGAACGCGTGACCCCGATAAGTACAGTATTATTCCGCGCAGTAAAATAGTTGGTGAGAATGGTGGTGTATATGAGATGGCAGTATTTTGGGGTCTAGAGGAAGTAAGGGTATTAAGAAACTTAGGTGTTAAAGATTTAGTCTCGCCCATAACGGCTCGGTATGATTGGCCCGGCAGGCATAGACCTTTTGCGCATCAAGTTGAAACATCATCCTTCTTAACACTTAATCCAAGAGCATTTGTATTTAACGACCCAGGAACCGGTAAGACACTTAGTGCTTTATGGGCGGCAGATTACTTGATGCGGCTAAAGAAAGTCAGACGTTGTTTAATTCTATGCCCTTTGTCAATCATGCACGACGCTTGGATGAGCGGTATATCTAACAGCATAATCCATAGGTCTGCAATTGCGGCGCACCATGCTCAGGCTAGTCGGCGTATTGAGATGGTTCAAGGTGACTATGAGTTCGTTATTGTTAACTACGATGGACTTAACTTAATTGCCGAGGAAGTCGCACGCGATGGGCGGTTTGATTTAATCATAGTAGATGAAGCTAACGCATATAAAAACTCATCGACAAAACGATGGAAGTCCCTTAATAGAATTTTGCGACCTGATTCATTGCTGTGGATGATGACGGGAACCCCTTCTGCGCAGTCGCCTGTGGATGCGTATGGTCTAGCTAAGTTAGTGAACCCGACTGGTGTACCCAAGTTTGCTACTGCGTGGCGCGATAAGGTTATGAAGAAGCTTACCCAATTCAAATGGGTTCCGAAGAGCGGAGCAGCTGAGGCAGTATTTGCTGCGCTGCAACCTGCGATTAGGTTTACCAAAGAAGAGTGTACAGACCTACCACCAGTACTAACTGAGACGCGGGAGATACCACTAACCCCACAGCAAGTCAAGTACTATAAGCTCCTCAAAGAACGCATGGTTATGCAGGCTTCGGGTGAAACTATTACGGCAGTTAACGCCGCGGCGGGTGTATCCAAGCTACTACAGATTTCTGCTGGCGCGGCTTATACCGACACCCATGAGGTTGTGGAGTTTGACTGCGCTCCTCGCTTGAATGTTTTGCTAGAAGTGTTGGAAGAAACCAACAGAAAGGTGATTGTGTTTGCACCCTTTAGGCATAGCATTGAAACCATCCACGAGTACCTTCTTAAGCATAACGTAGCGGCAGAGGTGATTCATGGTGACGTATCAGTTAATAAGCGTACCGATATATTTAAACGGTTCCAAACAGAACCTAACCCGCGTATACTGGTAGTTCAGCCCCAGTCAGCCTCTCATGGGGTAACGCTTACAGCCGCGGATACAGTAGTATTTTATGGCCCCGTTATGTCTGTAGAAACCTATCTACAGTGTATCGCCCGAGCAGATCGTATTGGACAGACAGGTACGAATGTTACTGTGATACACTTACAAGGTAGCGACATAGAAAAGCGGATGTTTGCGCAGTTAGAAAAGCGCGTTGAGGGGCACGACATTCTGCTCAATCTGTACAAGGAGGAGATTGGCAAAATTTAAAACCCGTTATTGGGTTGTATAGCTGTCTGTATTGATGTATAATTATTGACAAAGGAGGAAGTATGTCAGACGAAGTAGAACAAATTCCGTTAGAAAAACTAACACGTATATATCGTAAGATATACCTCAAAGCACAGGAAGTGCAGAGGCAACTAGATCGACTTGATGAACAGAAAAAAGAAATCAAGCTGGCTATGAAAGATCAACTTCGAGAACTGGGTGTAAGTTCAGTCAAGACTGAAGGCGGTAATATTTCAACGTCTACCAAAACAAGGTACTACACCGACGACTGGGAATCATTTAAAGCGTTTATGGTAGAACACGACGCTTTAGACCTTGTCGAACAGCGCATTGCGCAAACAAACTTGAAGTTATTTTTGGAGGAAAATCCTGGCGTTGTTCCAATGGGTTTAAACTCTATGGCCGAAGTAACAGTAACAGTAACAAAACCAACCAAATAAGGAGAAGTACATGAGCAACACTCAATTAACACCAGAACAACAAGCAGTAGAAAATGCCGCACGTAACATCATGCTTGAACTTGACCTACGCAGAATGGCTTTAGACACAGCCGCTAAGTGTATGTATGAAGGCAGTGCCTATGAAGTTACCGAAGTAGCCGAAGCATTTTTAGAATTTTTACAAACAGGCGCGGCAGTCGCCAAGCCAACTAGTACAGGAGCAGTAACAAATGAGTAAAGAACTCACAGCATTTAACCCCTCGAAACTACCAGCATTTGCTAAGACGATAGAAATTTCCGATTTAGCGCGAAGCCTATCAGGTGGTGGTGGTAGTAGTTTCGGTAAGCGCATCTCCGTTAAAGGTGGTGTATTTCGTTTAATGTCGGGTAGTGATGAGGTAGCAGCTATAGAAGATCGCCACCTTGATGTGGTGATTGTTCAAGCCGCCCCAAAGATCAGCCGCACGTATTACGCTGGTAGCTACGAAGAAGGAGCATCCAAGGCCCCCGATTGCTGGTCTGCCGACGGTGAAAAGCCTGATGCATCCGCTAAAGAAGCACAAGCTAGCAACTGTGCGTCATGCCCACAGAACGTTAAAGGCTCAGGCCAAGGTGATTCACGCGCATGCCGTTTCAGTCAGCGTCTAGCAGTTGTAGTAGCTGACGATATCGCTGGGGACATTATGCAGTTGACCCTATCGGCCACATCAATCTTCGGTAAAGAAGAAGGCGACAAGCGCCCATTACAAGCGTATGCAAGATTCTTAGCCGCGCAGAGCATTAGCCCTGAGACTGTTGTTACTCGGTTGCGTTTCGATACTAAAGCCGCAGTACCTAAGTTGTTCTTCCAGCCTATGCGTTGGTTGTCTGAGGACGAGTATGAGATCGTCAAGGAAAAGAGCGAGTCTAAGGAAGCTAAACAGGCGGTTACAATGTCTGTCTCCCAAAGTGCAGGTACGAAAAAAGCAGCCCCAGCATTAGCTGCACCTAAAGAAGAAGAGGAGTCCTTTGACGAGCCTGAGAAGCGTAAGCCTACAGTTAAACCTTCTGCTGTTCCGAAGAAAAAGACTGGTGACTTAGCTTCTGTTGTTGATGAGTGGGATACTGACGACGAGTAAAAGTTTACGGGGAGGTTGACACTATTCAGCTCTATGGCTCTTAGAGATTTCAGACTAAAAAGACTGTCTCCCCACCCCCCTTACAACGAAAGATAATATGGCTTACTCAGAAACAATAAGACAGTCCACCTCGAAAGCGGAGAAGACCCTAGGTAATCAACTAGGTAGATGGGCTATTAAATTAAATTTACCTGTGATTCAGATTTCGCAGTACACAGGCGCAACAAGACAGACGGTTTATAACTGGTTCGCTGGAACCGAAGTTACTCCATCGTACAGAACGAGCGTGACCAATCTGTTACGCATATTACAAACAAGCAGTACTGTTGAAGAGGCAATGAAAAAATGCAAGCAGAACAAATAAAAGAATCGGCAATATCGCCAGCTGCCTTAACCGACAAAGAACTAATTAGCTTTGCAGAACGCTACCTTGATACTGGCATGCCGTTAAGTTTTCAGAAGGAAATAGTAAAAAGATTCGATAGACGTATTAACGGTTAACCCAAGGAGCATTTATGAAGTCGCAGGAATTCCTAGCGACTGTGCTTCCGTCTTCGGGTAAATATTGCGCCTGCGAACTTAGCACAGCTAAAAAAGAACATGTCTTTGTTGACACGATTGATGAACTGTATAGCAACGCTACACACTTTAGTGGAGAAGGTTTAAATGCTTTCTACGCCTTAGCATCATTCAATACAAGTGGCAAGCGATTAGCCACAAATGCATTAAAAATAAAATCTTTATTCTTAGATATTGATTGTGGTGAAGGAAAGGATTATCCTAATAAACAGGCGGCTGCGGCGGCACTGGGTACATTTTTGTCTTCAACTTCGTTAGACCAGCTTGGAACCCCATACATCGTATCTAGTGGCGGTGGACTGCACGTATACTGGCCGTTCTTTGACGAAGTAGATATATCCGCATGGAAACCAGTAGCAGAAAATCTCAAGCGCCTCTGTAAGAAAGAAGGACTTCGGATTGACGCTATGGTTACTGGCGACGCCGCTCGGGTATTACGTGTGCCTGACACACAGAACTACAAACAAGAAAAGCCGCGGTCTGTTGCCATCAAGGTGGTTGGTGTAACATTTGACTTTACACAACTGTCTACGGTCATCAAAGAAAAAGTCGGGGAAGATTCCCATGAAATGTTGCCTAAATTTGATTTACCGGGTAAGCGTCCAGACTTAAAAGGTTCTGCATCAAACGTCAAGATGGTTGAGAACAGTATCACGTTCTTTAAAACTTTGGCGCCCAAATGCAAACAGATAAACCATTACATTGAGCATGCTAAAGATGACGGCATGGAACCTTTGTGGCGGGGCATTCTCAGCATAGCTAAGTACTGCGAAGATGGCGAGGAAGAAGGTCAAGCCCTATCCGCCATGCACCCCTACGATATGGATCGGCACAACACCAAGTGGCACCAGATCAAAGGCCCTTACAGTTGCTTAAAGCTTGACGAGGCAAACCCAGGTTTATGTAAAGGTTGCCCACACTTCGGTAAGATTACTAACCCGCTAGCTTTAGGGCGTGAAATTAAGGTCGACAATAAGCCTAAGGAAATCATAGTAGAAACCAAGGCGGCTACAGCAGACAAACCTGCCGAGCAGTTAATGATTGTGCGCCCAATTCCGCCACGCGGATTCAGCTATGGGGCTAATGGCGGTATATTTATAGACAAGGTGATTGAAGAGGAAGGCGGAGAAAAGGTCAAGAAACAGGTAATGATCCTGCCCTACGATTTGTTTGTAGTAGATATCCTAGATAATGGCGATGAGCATTTGATTCACATGATTGTTTGCCGCCCTACCCACACATCAGACATTATCATGCCTCAAAAATCGGCAGTAAGTAAGGATGAGACTGTGAAGATGCTAGCTAGTCACAATATAATCGCGGTCTACGGCAAGGGCAATGACGTCCACCTATACGAGTACATCCGTGGTTGTGTGGAATACGCCAGTTCTAATAAGGTGGCGGTTAAAGTTCCTCATAGCTGCGGCTGGCAAGAGGACAATTCGTTTGTGTACGACAGCACCATCTTCTCCCCTGATGGCAAGGAACTTTATGTTCCGACCCCCGGTATGGCTAACGTTAACTACGCTACTAAGCCTATGGGTACGCTGGATGAGTGGAAGAAGGTGCTTAACATGTACATTGCCAAGGAGCTGTGGGAGATTGTTACCATGGGTATGGTGGGGCCTGCTTCCATCCTGATGCATTTCTCGGGCTTTAGAGGCGTTGTTTACCACCTTGGGTCTTCGGGTTCAGGTCGTGGAAAATCACTTGCCTTAGCCCTTGCAGCTAGTTTTTGGGGTCATCCAGAGCTCTACAGGGTCACGCAATCAACTTCAGCCGTAGCCGCACAGCAAAGACAGGGCTTATTAAACAGCTTACCGCTTGTAATGGATGAGATTACAAACAAAAATCGGGAGTCTTTCGAGTGGTTGCCCCAGTTCCTACTGGATTTAACCCAAGGTAAGGGCAAAGAGCGCATGGAACAAGGCGCCAATAAGGAACGTCTGAACACAACGGTATGGAACTTGATGGTGTTGTTTTCAAGCAACACTCACATTTATGACTTCTTATCGGGCGGGCGCAAGCACACATCCCAAGCTGAAATGCTCCGTATGCTAGAGGTTAAGCCAGCCAAGGAAGTTCAATGGGCGTCATCAACAGAGAGCAGTACTGTC